GTAAGCGTTCTTGCTATGCTCGTTAGTCCGTGCAAATACCATCTCTTGTGCTGCTTCATACACTACTGCTAAACGTCGTAGCATCATCGCTGCTTCAATATCATCTTCGTCTCTTGGTAGTACGAGTAGCTTATCGGCAATACGATTTGCTTTTGTAAGTACGCCCATCAACAATCCTTTCGTTCTGCCAAAGATTCACAATAGAATTTTAGAGTATTAAATTTCATTTCATAGCAACGATCAAACTCCCAATCAATTTCTTTTTCTACTTCATACCTATTAATTTCTCTTTCTATATCTCTTTTAGCTGAACGCACAATTTGTCTAGCTCTTTCTATAGAAACTTCTAATATCTTTCCTATCTGTTTATATGTCATGCCTTCTTGTCTATACGCTAAGGCTGTCTTTCTACGTACTGCTACGGTGTTTAGCCTTTCTTTTTCTAACCTCATAAGTCTAGGACTTATGTATAGCCTGTCATTCCTAAGTTGGCTTATCTGTGACCCTGATGAATATATAAACTTAGCAAGTTCTGTGTCGGTTTTTATTTTATACTTTTTCATAATGTACGCAAAAAGTTTTTTCTCTTTGAGCGTATGTCTAAATCCAGTAGTAAGCTGTATATTTTTATCTAGCGTGTTAACTATTTTATTAGTACTAGCGAGACGTTTAGTCATCCTTTCTTTCCTCCGCATATTTTCGCCTTTGCTTCCTTCAGGCTTGTTTGGAATAACCACGCAGGACAAACTTTGTCCTTATCTATAGCGTACTTCTTAGACACTACTACTCCATCAGCTACACCGTCTAGGTATGCTTCTTCTACTTTATACTTAGTAACGTACCCAAACAAAAGCATAGTAAATAATTGGAGCATCAATACATATCTTAGTCGCATGATTCATCCAATACCATAAGTATGTATAGCACTATGCCGTAAGCCATAACTGAGAACCCTGCTGCTATTAAAATTATTGACCAGTGAAATATAGTCATAGCTTATTCTCCCTTAAATACATCATCATCTCCGCATTTAATTTTGCTTGCGCCCACTTTTGTGGACCTGCTAACTGCATCAAGGCTAGTGAGAATTGTAAGAAGTTGTGCAGCTTCTCAAGCTCTTCTTCGTCAACTTCGCCCTTCTTAATACTTTCCATCACTTGCATGACACCGATGCGGTTGCCGTTTATAACTGCTTCCCAATCAAAATCAATTTTCTTTGGCTTTGGCATGTTTAGCTTTCAGTGCTTTAGGTATCTTAGGGATTGTTGAAACTTGTCCACTACGCTGCCCTCCTATATAGTTTCTCCATAATCATTTTCACATCAGCGGGTTTACCCGAACGACTCAAGTAAATGCTTTCGGTCTTATGCTCAACGCATGGCGCACAAATCCAACGGCCACTTACTCTAGTCTTGCGAAACTCACCGCCTTCGATGTCCCTCGTACATTGGCAACTGGTGCAGAATTTAGTCGTCATAGCCCACCCCGCAGCGCCCACTCTTTCACTTTCTCCGCCATCCACAGAGCATCCATGCGGCTTATCTTTGACGAGCGTATAAATAGTTCACCATCATCGTCATATCCAATAATCAACACATCAGTAAGCGGCTCTTTCAAAGCAGACTGCAATGCCTGTTCTGGCGTGTAACTCGTCGATGCTGGTAGCGTTACTACATTTTGATTATTCATATCTTCCTCTGACAAGTAAACGCCTGTGTGTCAACGCGAAATGCTCCTGAGTATTTGCAGTCGCCGATGATTCGTATCTCAGTTTGTACTTGGCCAATAGTCATGCCCACAAAGAACATAACTACAACAGCCAATGATTTTGCCCACAGTCCTTGAAGCCACATAAAGAATCTCTTATAGTCGATGGTTTCTGATATCAATTTCCGCTCCTATGATAGTTGTTAATCCCATGGGATTAGTATGTTGGGCGGAACATAACAGTCCCGATCACGTCGCCCTTGTGAATGATCTCGTACTCTTTATCTATGTGAGTCGCACCGTTGCGACCCATGTCAGTTAACATTACATTAAGCGAGCGGCCAAGCGTAGACACATAGATAACTCGTGCGCTGTCATCGACGGTAAGCCAGTCGTTGTCCTTGTCTATGTTGACGCCTAGCTCCTCAAACCCACGAACGAGTTTGCTCTCTACCCGCACAAGGCGGTTCATAACTTCTCGTTCAAATGATGCCATGATTCTCTCCAGTGATTAAAGTGGTACATCTACACGCGTACCGAACGGAGGCTGCGGGTGATACCTACCGATGTCTGCCCATATGACTGGGATGCCGGGATCAGTACACTCGTCAAGGTCGCCTTCCATGTCGGTGAAATAAATCAAGCCACAGTACTGTTCGTATGCTTCTACGACATGTTGGAACACAGGCTCGAAGCGTGTGCCGCCACCACCCTTGGGCTTCAGTACTAACTGCTCGTCGCGCTCGAACCGTTGAACACCAGCGATGCTGCTGTCACAATAGATAACCTCAACGAACGATGGTTGTAGATCGTCGATGATGGCTTGTAACTCGGCAGCTATCTGATCGCATTCTTTCTGACCCATCGACCCTGATGTATCAAAGCCCACAGCCAAACCACCTAACGCGTCAGTACGCAACGATGGCAGGTACATACCCGCAGCGATGAACCGACGTGATGGTCGTTGGTATGTGTAGTCAGCAGCAGCACTCTCAGTCATCATGGAGCGTGTAACGTCTGCCCAGTGAACACTGGACTTACCGACGTTTTCCAGTATGCGATCAATGAGGCTTGATCCATGACCACAGTCCTTCGCCATTTTTGCTGCTGTGACAATCGTCGCTTCCATATCAGTGCGAGTGGCCTCGTCGATTGCGTCTTCAAGATCGCCCGTACCGTCGAAGCCACCAGCGGACGGCGCTCCGCTGCCATTAGGTTTGCCTCCACTACCATTCTCCTGCCCATCACCCTCGTTAGCTTGTTGGTCTTTCTTAAGTTTGTCATACACATACTCCGATGAATGTTCTACAACGTGGCATGACTCGTGAAGCACTAGACCGAACAACTGCTCGTCGTTGGACTTGGCAAGGAAGTCAGGGTTGTACTTGCATACTGTGCCGTTGGTCGCAGCAGTGGGTATGGCAGTGCTGATCTCACGCTTGACTCGTGTCATTACCGCAGCGATGAACGGTTCGCGCAAGCCGAGCTTGGAATAAGCTAGGTCAACTCTTTGTTCTGGTGTCATGGTTTCCTCCGTAAGTAAATAAGTGTTAATCCCATGGGATTAAGATTTTTCCAATTCATATATAGACTCGACGTATAGCTTGGCCTCATCGAGCGTGGGGAATTGCCGTAAGTCGTCAAATGAATTGCGAGATACAACAAACCCCTGCCGCTCGTCATACAGGCCATCGGCATCATACGCACTGCGAACTACTGCAAAGTAACGAGTGCTAACTACGCGAGATAGAGAACCGTTGCGTGATGCTGCACGTTCTTGTGCGACGTGTATACCGCTCTGCTTTTCCCACGTAAGTTCCCAATCGATGCCCCGTGCCTTGACCATGTTACGCCCGTGAGAACGCGGCTTGATTAGCAATAGCCCACTTGGTATATGCAGCACTGCGAGTCAGTGACTTGTCACGCTTGTACGCTAGCTTGATCGTCAGTGTCTGAATATCGCCGGGCATCTTCTCTAAGAACTTCCATGCGTTGTCGAAGTTATCAGCAGACAAGCGAGTGGCCAAGCCCATCGCTACGCAATAGCGCACGTTCAATTCCTTGGGCAAGTCTACTTCCTTACCTGCGAGGATGTCGTCGAGTCGTGGCATCGTCTCCCACACACGCAAGTGTGTCTCGAATATCATCGCCGCTTCCTCGCCTACGTCACCCTTAACCTGCTCTACGCGATCTTGCACTGGGAAGTCACAGTCGAGTATGTGCGACACAGCGAACCATGAGCGTGGTGATGGGAATGGCTTGATGTCACCTGTAGGCTCGAACTTATGCAGCAGGTCTGGACGATCACGTAAGAACGACAGAATCTCTGGGCGTATGTTCTGCATCACAGCGTGGTTGGTGAAGTCATCAAGCGTGGTGCTAACGTCGATGTCACACATACGATTTTGCAGTGGTGCTGCTAGGTTAAACGTCACGCCGCGATCAGTCTTGCGGTTACCTGCTGCAATCACCATCCATGTATCTGGGATGCCGTAGTCTTGGGGTGTGAGCACTAACTGATACGCTGCTGCTTGAATGGACGGCGGTGCTGACGTGATCTCGTCGAGGAATAAGATACCTGCACCTGTAGATGGTAGGTAGTCTGGACGATTCATACCTCAGACTTTCCAATACCCGACGGTCCGCGCAAAAATACTGTGCGCTTGCGAGCATTGATGTTCATGTAACGCTTTACTAAGATCGGGGTTACGTGTTGAATACGCATGGTGTTCTCCTTAAATAAGTATGTGTAAGTAATTACGTACTGCGTTTGTTGCTGCACTGCTTAATCCCATGGGATTAGTCTTGATTCAACTCTAGTCCTGCTAAGTCTTTGGCAGTGAATACCTTAAGCGATGGCTGGTACTCCCGCTCTCGCTTGTAGTTCTTTGATTGCCAGTCAAAGGATACCCTCTCACCCTTGCAAAGTAAAGTGAACACCTGTACTGCGATGTCTGCTGGCAACACTACGCCATTGACGTGCTCAAGTAACGCGTAACCTGTGAATGTATCGTTGCTCTTAGTCATTTAATCCTCCAACATGTTGTCGATAACAGACAGCAGTTTTTGTGTCTGCTGATTAACTACTGCGCGTTTCTCTGCGTCATCACGCAGGTCTTGTGCTCTTGGTAATATGTTTATAGTTGTCTTAGCAACTGACAAAATATCCTGCGGTAACATAGCAGCGAAGTCATGCAGTAACTCGATCTCTTCGATGATGTTCTCGCACACTGAGTCACGGAAAATCGGTGGCTTGAATTCTTCTGCACCTGTTTTCTTGTTGATTACTTTGCGATCAGTCTTGCCAGTGACTTCATTAAGGTGCATCACTACGTCACGCAAACGCTCGAGTGGTGCTCTCATGATGGCGTTCATCGATTCCTTGGTCGTCGCTTCTACCTGCTCACGCAAGCGTGTTAGCTCTTCCTCTTGCATCACGACACGGAAGTCACCCGCGTCAGATACTGGACGGTACATGACCTTGAACCCAGTTATTCATGAATGCAGTAACGGATTGATTGAACTCAAGCTCGTACTTGGCCAGCCGATCAGCGAACATCATGAACCGCGTAGTCGGTAGCAGGAACTCACCCCTATTCCACACGTAAGTCGTAGACTCAATGTATGAACGCGCACCTGACTCGATGGTAAGTATGGGCTGAATGAGTGACTTCGGGTACAAGTCCTTGCGGTACTGCCCTGCCCCATGTGCATCGTTGGCAAGCTCGGCATCGTTGGTTGCCTTGTGATCTTTCTGTGTCATCTGTGGCTTGTTGACCGTGAGTGACACGATCATTGCGTGGTCTTTAATTGACATGGTTGTCTCCTAAAATCGAACGTTACGAAATACGTTGTGTAGTTGCGTCCTGAACTCGGTAGTGCTGCCCATAGCTTGTGTTAATTTCTCTACAATGCTGTATTGCGCAGGTATCCATTGCCCACTGATGCCGTTTTGACTGAGCGTTTTTTGTATTTCCCTATCCACCCAGTTCGTCATCGCTGCATCTAAAAACTGTGGGTCGAGTGACGCAACACCATTGATGACTACGTTGAGTTCGTTGCGCAGAGTTTCTCTGAATTTGAGCACAGCCATATCCGCAGCGCGTGAAGCAATGAGTTCCATCTGTGCCTCAGTCATAGCACCTCCCGCATAGCAGCACGAACAGCTAACTTGAACTCATCACTCTGTATGGTGACGTGCTCGAACTCTATGCTACCCACACGTCTGGCAAGTGACTCGTACAAGTCCTCGGTGTCTCGCTTGTAACTG